CCAGGTTTATTGGGCCGATTAGCCGTTCAAGCTGGTCAAGCTCGTGGGCAGCAGATTCGAGCCGCCCAAGATATCCAGTTTACAAGTATGGCTATGGCTGCCCAGGATCGAGCGGCTGCAAGGGGATTGGCCGCTCGTCAGCAGGATCGAGCTTTTGCATTACAGCAAGCCGCAGCGAGTCGAATGGCAAGAGAGCGTCCTGCTAAACCCGGTACTCTGGATCAGCGACGAGGGTTACATCGAATGGTCTCCGAGGCAGAAGCAGCGGGAATCTATGAACCGGCACAAATTAAACAAGCACAGATTTTTGCTAAGGTGGGTGATGCAGAAGCAGTGCGATCTATTCTTGGTAAATTGCCGCAAGCTGCTGCCTCTACTGCAAGACAACGGGAACTAGCTCGACAATTGACGGCTGTAACTGAAATTGGTAGGGGTGAAGTTTCGGAGCTTCAGAAACAACTCGATGCAGTTAATAACCGATTAGGAAAACGATTTACTCCGGGAACCCAACGATTACTCCGGGAACGTCCCGAATATATGAAAACTGTTTCACCTGATATACAGGAATCGTTGGCTTTGCAACAGCAATTGGAAAACCAAATTTCTGCAATTTCAGATCGAACGGCGAAAATGAGGCGGATGCTGCAATTAGGTATGACCGTTCCAGAACAGATGGCATTTCAAACAAAACAAGAAACTCGGTTAATCAGAGAAGAAGCAGCAGAACAAAAGCGGTTAGCTGAACAAGTTCGTGAGGCTGGTAAATTAACGGATCGCGAAGAATTGGCTATTGATGTGGTGCGGGATCGAGAACAGGATCAGCGTACTACTCTCAGTCGAGAAATTACACGGCTTTCTAAAGACCTTGCCCCATTCGCGGATGAAAATGAGGACGATCATGCTAAGCGAATCGAACCCATTCAGGCCCAAATTCGTCAGTTAAACCTAGAACGAATAAAATCATATGCTCGTGAAAAGAACCAGATTGAAGAATTTCTACGTAAAGATAAGAAAGCTGTAACTCAAATTGTTACAGATGCAGTAGGGCAGCGATGGCGTTTTACTGGTAGATACCGAAATGGCAGACCCCTCTATGAGGAAATTGACTAATGCCACGATATGCAACGATAGACGAAATTATTCCAATTGAAACTCCACAACGACGAGAGGCAACTCTGGACGAAATCAATGGCGGTATTGCTTCCGCGACTAACATGGGGCAAACTTGGGCACAAGAAGGTATTAATACTGGTGCTATTGATGTAACTAATTATATGCAACGAGCAGCGGATAAGATTCAACAATACCAATTGGCCCGTGATGATATGGGTAAAAATCGCCTTACCGCTAATGAGCAACTCGCTATCGTCGATGCTTATCGACAAACAGCGGGTCTACAGCCAGAAGGTTATTATTTGACCAAGGAAGGAGCGGCGGTTCCACGGGATCGATTTGCAGAACTTCGGCGGAAACGAACCGAGGATGATGCCTGGGCGAATTTCAAGGCGAATATATCCAGTGCGACTCTACAGAATCTAGCGGGTATTCGTGGAGCACAGGCCCGTATTACAGACGCTCTTGGTATTACCAGCAATGCGACAGCGGAAGCCGCCCATCAGAGTGAAGAAGTAACTCGAATCCTCCAACCCCTGGGCGGGAAAAGTGGATTCGCCGGTCAGGCCGTGGGTAATGTTATGAATTTATTCCTCGCCGCCGGTCAGGCCCCGGCGATGTTTGCAACGTCAACTGCCGGTTCGACCTTTATCGACGTGGCCCAACGACGAGCAAGAGGCCAAGAGATTTCCCCCTATACCGAATGGACCTCGGCAATTGCTAACGCAACAATAGAATACGCCCTGGAATCTTTTGGACAAGCTGTTGCTAAGAGAGCGGGTACAAAGTTGGCGGGGCGTATTGGCGATTTACGTAATGCAATTACTCAAAATGGAGTTCGTGGTGGGGTCCGTACCGCTGCTTCGGTTCTTGTAAAACACGGGTTTGAACAAGCCGGTATGGCCCTTGAAGGAGCCGCCGAAGAAGGTATAACGGAGCTTTTACAGAATACAGTTCGCCGTCTTTCCTATGCCAGTGAACAGAACATTTTTGGTGGGGTTGGTACGGCTGCTCTACAAGGTGCGATTATGCCCGTATTGGCTGCTGGTCCTATGGCCGCAGTTCAATACGGTCGCGGTAGTGCCGGTAACTTGCCGCCGATTTCACCTAGTCCAGTGATGGGGGACCAGACCCTATCGGTGGATCGTCCTCTTGCCCGTTTAGCCAAAGTTGAGGATGCCCTCCGATCCGAGGAAACTCTCCCGAAGAATTTAAGACGATCCCTACCTGCCGAAACCGATATTCCCAATGTCCGAACCGACTTTGAGACACCCGCTCTCAATTTAACAGACAAATGGATAGGGGATCGTCAATTAGCCGAATTTAAAGCCGGAACTGAGGCACAGAAACATGTTGCTGAATTAAAGGAACTCTTACAAGAAGGTGAACAACTCAATCAAGTAGACGCAGCAATGGCTGTGTATATTGATATGAAGGATAACTCAGATTCCTACACTGTTGAAAATATTCGACAGTTAACCCCGGCACAACAGGCTCTAGTTGAACGTGCTCAATCGCTCTCGCCGGATCAACAGGCATTCGCGGAACGAATTATTGCCGAGAATCAGGCTCTTGGAATCGAGGCTATGGAAGCGGGTATTCTTAAAAATTATCGCGATAATTATTCAGCCCGATTTTGGAAAAAGGGTAAATTTCCAGGACGTAAAAAAGCCAGATTTACAATTGCAACCCCGCGACAACGACAGCGTACTCTGCCCTCTCTAATTGAAGGATGGGCTAAGGGTTTAGAATTGGATGTACCCGGAGTAATTGAGGCCCAAATGCTTGCGAAACAACAAATTGCTCAGGTTATACACGATAGAAATCTCGTGACTCTCGGATTGAAGTCGGGTCTATTTAATCAAGCACGTACCGATGAACATTCGCACCGTATTAAGCATCCTAACTTTGCCAAATGGGTTTGGACGGGTGAAGTAGAAAAAGGTATTACGCTTGGGCCGGAGGGTGAAGCTCGTGAAACAAAGCAGAAAATTTACGGAAAGGATATTTTTCTTGATCCCGAAGGAAATGTGTTTAAACGAGCACATGTATATGCAGATAAGAAAACTGCGGGATATTTAAATAATGCTCTCGGAACATCCGAACTCTTTAATATCAAGGGCATCGGAGAGATTCTCAAGTATAACCAAATATTGAAACATGCCGTTCTCACAATGTCCGGCTTTCACTATGCCGCTTTTACTCGGTCCTACATGCTCGCATCACGTGGACTTAATCCGGTTACAGGGTATCGAAATGGGCAAGAGTTAGTATTGGGTAAGAAACCTGGAATAGATGAATTAGTACGTGGCGGTTTAACTCTCGGAGATCAGATGGGTTTGGACCTTGCAGCAAACCGTGAGGCCACAAGACTTGGAAAATTAATTGATAAAATCCCAATGGCATCAGAAATTCGTAAATCTCTGATTGCCCTTAGCCGGGCCAATAGCAATTTTCTCTTTAATAAATACGGAACGTATTTAAAAGCCAATGCTGCATATTTAGATTATCAGTATCAATTAAGAAAACAAGCTAATCAAATTCGTAATGGGGAAATAAGTGAGCACGACATTGCAAAGCAAGTAGCCACTTTATACAACGACGACTTCGGTGGACTGAATCTCCAACGCATGGGACGAAATCCAACGCTTCAGGCTCTGCACCGGGCTATATCCTTAGCCCCCGACTGGACCGAATCAAATATTAGAACAATGGTAAAGGCGTTTAAACGCGGAGATGAGGGCAGCGTATACCGTGGAATGTGGGGCCGAGTTTTAATGAAGGGTATAGGGGCCACGGTTCTTGCAAATTTTATAACCTCGGCATTAGACGAGGAAGAAGATTTTCTCAGTCAGTATAAAAGAGCGTGGGATAAGGGAAATCTTCGTTGGCTCGATGCGGATATTACATCTATCTATCGCAGATTCGGCGGGAAATCTGCGGGTCGCAAATATCTTAGTATAATTGGACATTTCCGCGATCCCATAAAATTTGTTGTTACACCGTCTAGAGCGGCTAAGGGAAAAATGAGTATGCTTGCCCGTATGGGATGGGAAATGGGAACAGGACAAGATTGGAGGGGTAGATCATTTACTTCCCTCGGTGAACTGGTAAAAAGTGGTCAAGCTGCAAAGTATAAAGTATTTAGAAGTGGACCAATTGGGTGGGAACAGGTTCCATCGTACATTATAAAACAAGCTGAACAATCGACCCCTGTTGCTGTTCAAGCTCTTATTAATAGAATGCGTGGAGAGATTGACACATTTGATATGATAACCCATAGCATCGGTTTACCTACTGTAACGGGCAGACCCCCAAAGCACAAAAAACGCCCGCGACGTACCAGACAACGGAGAGAATAACATGGACGAAAAAGATCGAAAAGAGATGGAATTAATTGCCGAGATAAGAGTTCGACGGTTCTTCACCCATTATCTAGAAGAAATTTTCCCGCGACAACTAACAGCGACAATTGCCGCCCATAATGTAGATGTTACTGCCCATCATCGTCAAATTCAGGAGGCAATTAAAACGGAATCTATCCGTCTTAGACTATGGCTAATCGGTATGGTCTTTGTTGGCGGTCTCGGTGGAGGCGTCGGAATCGCCAAAGCTGTCGCTTTTCTTACCGGTAGTTGAGAGTAAAATTTTAACTATTTCCGGGGAAATCGGTATACCCTGATTCCAAGAAATCTCATTCAAATGAGCAGGTACTTTCATTCGGGGATATAATGCATTAAGACTTCGTGCAGTTTCGTAATCTGTTTTTAGATTGTGGATAACAGTATTGGATATTAATCTAAACATTCCCTGATTTTTCCAAATAATAATCCCGTGCTCGTCGATTAATGTTGCTACAATTGTGGGTGGGAGTCCATCATTTCCTATGGGGAGGATAGATGCGTTGTGCTGGAAAAAATAAATAATAGGTCTATAGATTTTTTTTGATATTAACATTTTTTTCTCGCTAAATAAGCCTGTTGTGGGTTGTCGCCGTTGTAAATGGAATATTCTTCCTGATCGGATCGACCGATATAATATTCCCAGGGAATTGTTTCTATTATATGGGCCTTAAAAATATGGTGCTGCTCATCTGGAATTACCGCGACTATCCATGTTCGTCCGTGAATTGAAGTAAATGAAACAACCCATCCCGGCTTAGGTAATGGGGGAACTCTGCTAAAGCCCCCCATTACCTGTACCGTCCCGACACAAGCAGCCCGGCCAATCGCGTGTAGCGGAATGGCCCGACAGATAAAATTAACCAATTGTGTCCGGGTTTCAATTCGCTGCATTACTCGACCTTCTTAACCCCTGCTCTAAGACTACCAAGACCAAGAGCAATTGCCAGAGGCTCAACCCAAACGGGAATCGGAATACCGAGAACTCCAAGGCCAGCTACAAGACCAACTCCAATTGCCACAACATACGTTTTCTTACCCTTCAAAAAATCCAGCAACATAATCGTTTCTCCTTTTACTTGAACATCCGAATAAGCGTCCCAATAGCAAAACACAACGACCCGATTAAATATAACCAGCTACTTATCATCTTCCTCCTTTCCATACATTTTATTATTGATAACAACCTGATCCCCAAGAATACGTACTGGATAGAGATCGTACCATCCGTCACGATGCAAATAACCAAATGCAAATCCCTGTGCCCATCCCATTGGGGCACGATCCGCAGCCCAAGATTGCTCTAATCGACCGAGCATCCCGATTGCATATCCGACATGGGTATTAAAAGCAGCTTTCGGCCAGAATGTTTGAAAGCGATGGCAGTGCCCAAAGACACAAGTTCCATATGTTCGGGCTGTTTTGGAGGCCACATATTCATTTGCATAGAATCCGTGAAGAACTTTTAAATGTCCTATTTGCAAGACTCCCTTTATAGGATGATAGGGGAGAAATGCAATTTTTAATTTCTCTAATTGCAAATTCGTTTGTAAATCGACAAGAGAACGTAGTCGGGGATCGAGATTCATTCCGACTCGCCGAAGTCGTTCTTCGTGATTTCCTTCGAGATAATGTGTAATCTTCCACTTTCGCAGTGTCTCCCGATTCATCTCGAATTCATCTTTCAGTTCTATTCGAGACTCAGAAGTAAATGTACTTACCTGATCGACTGTTTGCCAGTCTCCCCCGGCAATTCGTATTTGCGGTTTAAAATCAGATAGGAAATCGGAAACTATTTTGTCAATAGCCGGATCAGATTCAGGACAATGCCGATCAAACCCAACCCAAAATTTCTTGTATGTCTGTACCCTGGCCATTCTAATCTCCAATCTATTCAGTTAAACGACGGTATGCTCGATGAAGAAAAGAGAGTGCAATTTTTGCTGCTATTTCTCTGGTCGAACAAAAAAGTATAGGAATATTATAGTCTATCATTAATGAAAGACATAATCCCACAATTGACATAGGTCTCGCTTTACTCCGATACGACTCGGCAAATATCGCTCGCAAATCGCTTTCTACAATGATACATTTAAATTGAAACATCCTGAATCGTTCAAGTTCCTGCTCAAATCGTTCCCGATTATGAATCAGAGTGTTAACCAGATCATTTAATGACTTCCGCTCAATAGCAACTTTATTCTCAAAACCGGTAATTGAATAGTCGCCAGTTGTTAAAGTTACTAATTGACTGGGCCGCTCGATTTTGAGGGGCTTTTGCTCTCGTGTGTCGATAGCTAATGTCCAGAGTTTAGTCATTCTAATTTTTTCTCGTACTAATTGGTGTGGACGTGGGTAAATCGAACAAAGTATATTTAATATCTTTAGCATCAATTACGCCAAAAGTTTGTGGGTCTCTAAAAATTAACCCTAACCAAAGAGCTAAAGCTACTTCAGCCCGTGCCCCGATACTCGATAACCAATTAGGTAGAAGAATTAGACCATCACCCTGTTCTTTCTTAAGTTTTAGGATTGCCTCGCAATCACGTTTTGCGATTGATCGAAGAAATTCCGGTGTAAAATCTATTCGGGAATTAGAATCAATTCCCTCAACACGGTCTAATTCTGCGGGATTAATAATCGAAAATCCCCGTGCCCGTGCCGCTTTTGCTACCCGATCAAATTCAGGAAAATTGAAATCTTTAATACCCCGCATCGGTCCCGCGATATAGAATGTAGGCGAGGGTAATACTTCCTTCCTAACATCCGGTATAGGATTTCCACAGTTAGACTTTATCACAACATATATTTCCTTCTCCCCCGTTTCTGGATTAATCCGCCTATCTCCAAGTTTGGGGGTTGCGTAACGAGGCATGTCATTAAGTTCGGGGGGCAATCGTCCCGCCTTGATTTCTTCTTCAAAATGAAGTGCGGCCCCAAGATTCCAACGAGCTTGAGCCAGATGATCCTCATCTATATCACCCCGCTTATATTTTTCGATATGACGTTGGGCAGAAGCAATACATTCACTGATGGGCATACCTTTTTCCCAGTTACGAGTTGCATATTTCTGTGCTCCCAGGGTCATAATCATACCCTCACGCATTTGTGCGTGGGGTGAGATTAAATCGGGACGAGGTTTAAGGTCGCCACGGTCCCGAATTGCTCCGGTTTTAAATGTTCGTCGCTTTCCACTGTCATGCAGGGTCTGTGCCATTGTCATTTTCCTTTCGGTTGATCGTCATTTTTCAGAGTAACCTTGAAAAAGCAGTTTCCGGCAGTATGGTATATTACTATTCCCTCCGGTTGCAGAAATCCAGGAGCGGCAAAGCTGCCCATTTTTCGGAGTGTTTCAATAGCTCTGAAAATTGCCTCCGAACCGGATAATCCATGATAGAGAATAGGAACAGTATCGCAACAATCAGGGGGAACTTGACACTTAGGAAATAAGTGCTCCCATCCCTTAAAGAGCGTTATTGGTCTATGCCACCGGCTCACATTAAATAAGCTAAACTGTCTATGATCAAGCCCATAGTTTCGATTAATTCCCTTGCCCCACCACTCGCCGAAATGTCGCCCCGGTCCGAGTCCTACGATCAGTTCTTCTTTATGTTCTTCAACCCAGGCAGCGAAGCCGTAGTTATCATTATCCAGAGTAAGCCAACGCTTCCGAGAACCGGCAGTAATCCTCCCGCTTTTGCTGATACAAATTTGTGCATTGGTCCCGTCGATTTTTTCGGTAATAATTATGTTCCGATTAAACCGGGGGATTTTTGGAAATCCTTGAAATTCTGGTAGTGTCATTTTGAATGCCCTTTCATATCCCTCGTCCCATTTCTTTCGATCAAATGGTCGTATTCTATCACCTTTACCTGCCATCATCTATTCCCATATTTCTCATAACTTCCGGTCGTAATTTGAGTCCTAAAAAGATATGTTTCCGTTGGCCGTTTATTAAACGACGGGTATTTCTACATTTGGGAAAGAGGGATAGGAGGGAACGATTCATCCATCGCATAGTCTGCGATCGTTCACCGTTTTTAATCGCCCATTGTTTCCAACATTCGTATAGATGCTCGCTCAGAATATAATAATCCGGGCCTTCTCCAAGGGAGCAATAATCACTAATGAATTCCGTAAAGGGCGTAATTTCCCCACGAACTCGGCGTAGTATTCGAGTGTGGCCCACGGGTAAAGTAAAGTTTCTATTTTTTTGCAGGCGTTGTAAACCTTTTAAGGCCCATAGTAGGATTCCGGGGGCCTCCATTTTTAACCGAGTTTTTAAAGTTATATCTTCTCGTCCTATAAAGCTCGTTAAAAATTGTATAACTAACATACGAGATTCAATTGTTCGGGCAAAATCGGGCAACTGTGGCATTACATTTGCGGCCATCGTAAAACGGGTGTATAATCTTATGCAAGTCTGCGTAATATCTTTACCCTTACGCTCAATCATTATGGCGTCATTACCAGTAATTCGTTTCAATAAATTCAGAGCTTCAGTAGCATCATAGTTTGTACCGACAGAAACATCGCCGATAACCGCAGCGAGTTTCCCCAAAAAAGGAAATATGGCGAATCGTCGGGTATAATCCCGGAATGAAGTTGCCAGAACTTGATCTTCTCCAAGGATATAAGCTAGTACATCTAAAATTGTACCTTTACCCGCTCGCGTCGGACCAAGGAACATCATAAATTTTTCCTGCGAATTATCGGGAATTAGATTATACCCGAACCACTCTTGCAATAGAGCAATTTTTAGAGGGTCATCCGCAAATATTTCTCTTAGAAACTTTTGCCACAAAACACAAGTTGCATTTGGACTAAATTCGTATGGATAACGTGCCAATGAGAAAAAATGTGGGGAGGATTGTTGCAATTTAAAATCCTCGTCCCTTTGTATGTAGCTGCTAATATCCAGATAGCCATTTGGAAATACAAGAATATGTTTGGGATCGCTTGTATTATGCTTCTTATTCAGCCAGCACGGAATTTCTTCTGCGGTAATTGGACAAAATGCTATGAGAGCATCCATAATTTCATCCAATTTGTGCTTAGTCGGTTCGTAATTAAGGATGTTAAATCCCGTTGTATGGATTTTCTTATATTGTTTATCGCCGAAAAATCTGTAAAGCTGTTGGCGAATAGTCGCCTTATCAATTTCCTTATAGCATTGCTCTGTATATGCGTACCAGTTTCCATGAAAGACCCGTAGAGTAAAGATATCATCCGAATAGTACGTAGCTTCTAACCATTGTTTTGCTAAATCCAATGGGGCAATACTCGGTAAAATAGTTTTTTTAGGAACTGAATTACCAGTTGTTCGAGCAAGATGCAAAAGTTGTTTTTGCGTTACGCCCTGAATAACCCATTGACGTAAATCTTTAACTCCTTCAGGCGGAAGAAGTTTGGTAATACGTTTGGCATGGGGCTGAAGGACTTCAAATGTTTTCTCCATTCCTTCCACGCCTGCCCCGGCATCATTTTCTCCAAGAACTATAACATCATACCCAGCAATTAAAGTAGTTAATTTATCCAGACGACCGATATTACTGGGCCGACCAACAGCTACTAGATCAATATCTAAAGCCGCCGCAACATCCGTTGCTCCTTCTACGATTAAAATGGGATGTTCAGATGGGACCAAGACTGATCCCACTTGGGAAAGATTGCCCTCAATTTTTCGGATATGTAAATAACCAGCAGTTCCCAAATTTCTATCAGCACCCTCCTTAATTCGACCACAGAGCACCGCTTTCGGGTCATGGGGATTTTCAGCCGATACCATGCACCAATCCGGTTTACCACAAATGGGACAAGGAATATCCTCGGAGACACGGACCCAATTTTGCGGACCGGCATGATATTTATCGGGACTAACCGCACTACGATGTATATTAGGAACATATGTCAATCCCCGCTTAGACCCGGAGAGCATATATTTTTTATTGTTCCACTGACGGAGTGAAAGCCCGGTAATATCACCATATTCATCTCGTTCTGGAAATGCCCAACAATTATTGTGGAGTACGTATCCGATTTCCAGAGCTTTTAATGCTCTCACACTAACATGTAATTGTTGGGATAATTTTTCCAGTAATAATGGTAGGATATTACTCTGATACAGAATTAACTGTTCAGCGAAATTCTTAGTCATTTAACCAGCTTTATATTAAAAGTGGCCTACTTTGAGGAATAACATGAATTACACGGATTACCTCATTTCAGCCACTTTGCTTTGATAGCCAATCTTGAAAACTAAGTTTAGACTTAGCTTCTCGATATAAACGCCATTCTTTGCGGCGTCGAGCAAGAAACTTCTTACGACTATATCGTTGTGCCTTAGTTAATGACATTTTAAAACGGAATCCTTATATCTCCCAATGTAGCCTCACGAATCTTTCCCCATTCTTCATTAGTTACATTATCGGTATCGGCAGCAATTTCGGTAACATGAGTAACCCAATAATCATCTAGTATCTCACCAGGTATGGGCTTTTTTAGGTTATCATTTTCTTCAATACAAGCCTGATACGCTTCTTCCTCGGTGCATGGCTTTACAGATTTCTCTATTTCTTTTGTAGTCTTGGGCGGCTTAGGCGGCTTGGGGGCAGTTACTTTTTTTGTTGTAGTTTTCTTTGTAGCTTTAGGTGTGGCAGCAACGGCTTTCTTCTTAGGAATTACTGCACCAAATTTAGCATCGAGATTAGTTAAATCCTTCCCGGAAAGTTTCCGTAAACCAACTTCGGCATCCTCGGCATCAATCCAATTAACCTTAAGGTTCACATTGCCATTATACGTATCCTCGATCACCCTGAATTGAACCCGTTTTCCCTTTAGGTCCATTGAAGCTAAACCGGAATACGTTTCACCGTCCCAACCAACAGCCTGCATGACCTGATCGTAGTTGAGACATTTATTAACTTGTCCGTGTGCGTCTAGACTAACCAGTACAAAATAACCCGTTATCGTCTGTTCATATTCCGCCCAGTTATCCCAGGTTTCCTCAGCATCATTATAAAGTTCAGTTGCTGAAAGAGTAACTACAAATTGCGGGAGTTTAGCCTTTCGGGTAACTGTTACGCCGAAATCTTTAATTTCACCCTGAAACAGTCCGGCTCTATCTACTTGTGCCATTGGAGAAACCTCCTTCATCGGCGAAGTCGCCTGATTCCAATATCGCAAGAATCTCTCTTTCTTGAATTATATCCATTTCTCTCTCTTGAACAACGATCTTCGCAGCACCAGCCTTAAAATATAGAATGTGATCCCCTTCGTTAACCTCAACTGGGGGTCGTTCCCCATTAGGCAACCACAAGCCCGGTCCAACCTTTTGTACAACACCACGAGTAAACTTTGCTTTTGCCTCCTGATTATCGGGTAGAATTATTCTGCCCAATTTCATTTCAGTCCACGGTTCGGGATTGACCAATACATAGTTTGCCCGCATTTCCATAGTCTACTCCTTATTAAATATGAACTGCCAAAGACTGTCATCACTTGGGTCCGCAAAAGCAACGCATTCAACCGGCTCTCCGTCATCTGATACAAATTTACCAAGTGTACGGCTTTTAGCCCGATAGTCCATAGCCCCCGCGATATAAATAGCTCGTGTTGAATCCTGGCCAATGGCCTTACCCGTAACTCGATCACCTTCGGCACGAACCAGTGTATTTAAATAGCTAATTCTGAATACGTGATCGGCCCAAGCACAAGTTTCCAACATTAGGCTAGTCTGTCGATCATGGTGCAAACGTGGGCAGGCTTGGAGATAGTCCAATCCTCCCGCATTTGTAACAGAGATTGCCTGTTCCTGACAGATAAGACCAACATTAACACCCCGGCGTACGAGGGCATCCAAATCTTGAAGGATTAATCGCACTGCGTCCAATACATGCGATGATCCGTCGTTCCAACCATAGGCTTTGATATTCTTAGCCTGGCCACCACCCTTAGAAAGTGGAACTGTCTCTAATACGTGCTGTTCAGCAACACGTTCGAGTAAGGTAAAAAAGGTATCAATAACGCAAGTCGATCCCCTGGGGAATAGATCAGCTTGTTGCAACGCCATACGGACATCTTCATACGTTTCGATATTGGGGATATGGGTTATAGGCTTCTGTGTTTTTGGATTAATGATACGTCGCCCACCATCATCAAGCCCGATAAAAATCGGATTCGGGGTCATAGAAAACAGGGTTGTTTTCCCCAGGCCCGTATCACCATACCCAACAATTTTTTCACCCTCATCAGCCCCAGTCCACGGTTCAACTGAAAATTTCTTAGTCGGTGCAGTCCGTGTTTTTCGAGTCGGCGACTTTGGTGGGGTCGGCTTGGGAACTCTCGGCGGTGGCTTTGGCATTTTTCTGCTCCTGAATAATTTCCAAAGTTTCTTTCAAAGCTCGTTGAAACGCAGGTTCAAGAATTCTAACAATCGGTTCTGCCATAGCTTCGGCAACTCGATGCAATACCAGAGAAACAATAGTATCGGGTTTATGGGCACATAAAATGTCTACTGGATCGAAGGTTGTCAGAACCCGGTATTTTTCATCTATAACATCATAGAATGCTTTATGCACCGGATTCGTTGTTGGACTTACCGCAAACTGATCGGCCATTTTTCTTTCCTTTGTTTAAACATCTAAAACCATCGGGGACATTACCATTTGTAACGTTGAGATCGTAGTAGCAGATCGGATGAAAAGCACATCGGTACGTAGCATCACATTGGTACTCATTTCGGAACCACAACTTTTGACGAGTAGCAATATTAACCAGACGAGCTATGTTGTCATATTCCCTATCGAGTTGTTGAAGTTCCCTATCCGTTCGAGCAATTTCTTTTCTGGCAAAATACTTCTCTGGCTGTTCCCGAATATCAGCGAGTAACCTTGCTCCGAACATTTTCGGTGTTTCGCGGATGGCAAAAGTACCCTCTTTTTTACCGAGGATTATCTCCATCCCGGTTTCATTAGCAGTACCAATTAACGCCCCCTGCGAATTGTTCAATGTAACTTCAAATTTCTCGCCAAAATACTCACCTGTTTTAATGAACTTCTTACTGTCCGCTTGGGTAAGTTTCTTCGGCCTAATTGTTGGCTTATGCCATACGTCGTAAAGCATACCAGTAATCAAAGGATCAGTCGCGGTAATTCCGAATTGTTCTAATTGACCGGCTAGTTGGGCATGGCGGGCTTCGATCAAATACAAGGTCAATTGGGAATCGAGTTTCAGACGATTCCAGTAGAGACTTCCGGGATCAATGGGTTTAGAAGTCGATTTATACTCTCCAAGAAGTATTTGCCCGTCCCGTCGAAGAATTCTATCTATTATTCCCCGGCGACAATAGAGTGTATTGATCTGCCTCTTGAAAGGAACTTCACGGGCAAGAGTCTCGATATGGTCATCCTGCCAATACCACTCCCACCCCAATGCAGTATAAAGAAGGATAATTCGTTCAATTTCCCAATCAGTCAATTCAACTGAAGGGGGGCATGTTGCGTACGCCTGATTAAGATGGTCGATCATGGCATCCCGGCCACCCTGGGGGTCAGTGAGTATCTCTAGGCACTTATGCCAATTTGTTCCTTGACGTAAGGTATCCGGTGTCTCAACAGGACGGAGACGCAGAACATGCCGCAAATAATACAACATTGGGCAAAGTTTAAAATCGGCGATACTTGTTGCTGATTGGTAAATCATGTTCAATCTTCCATTATACCCGATTTAGGGTAAGTTGTCAAGGATAATCTCCCCGACTATTTTTGCCAGATACTCGGCTGAAGTAGTTACAATATAGAAAATACCATAGTGTCCGCAAAAGTTCTGAAATGTTTTCTGATTCGGGGATAGACGACCTTTTCCGTCAGCCCGTTTGCATTCAATTTCAATATGTAAAGGATGCCGACACTGAGTCTTAACCAGACACCAGATATCAGCCGCCCCTTTTGAACCAAATCGTACATACCCACCGCCTTGAATTTGCAATGCCCCGGTATTCCGTCGTTCTACGTAGATAACACCGGGACATTCCCTTAAAAATCGTAGACAGTCTCGAACGACACCAGCTTCAAGATTCTTTCCCGGTGTTTTACGTCGCTTCCGTTGCAGACCTACGGGACATTCCTTGGGAAGAGACATTATTCTTTTTCCTCTGCCCGGAGTCGGGCCATCATCCAACCATTTAACCATGCTTGATATTTATCCATGCTACTGGCCGGATCATACGGATTTGCCCTAGCTGCTAAATTTCTATTAAACGCCCTACTTCCTTCCGAAAGTTCCTTGAAGCGTTTACATTTTTTCATAATCTCCGCTTTGGAAATTGCCAGTCGTCGTAGTCGCTGTTGCTGTCGTCGGTTCACTTTAACCACCATCTATATTCAAGAGCTTCCATTGAAAGCTCAGGTAATTCCCGACTCCAATCAGCAGTTAAGGCATCACTTCCATAGGCATCAACAAATCCGTAAATATAACCGTGGGCATATGTCTTTCTTTTCTTTTTAAAGTCTCGGACATAATCCTGTTGCGGTTCATTGCATTTTAGACCATCTACTACACCATGCACATAGCCGCTAACTTGTTTAGCCCCCCAACAGTGAAAACGCTCTTTAACAGCTTTAAAAAGTTTCTCTTGATCTTGTGGTGTCATTTTTTTCTCTCCACCATTTGGGAACCGCAAGTAAATATATGGCTATATCAACAAAAGATATGAATAACAATGGACGAATGCCATCAACGGTTAAAAAAAGTGCTATCCAAAGTCCTTCTTGAATAAGACAGTATAGAGGTGCGAAGAAATACTTTTTTGCGAAGAAAACTCGCCCCAGTATATGGGTTATACAAATTACAAGAGATAAATAATACGTCATTTGCAATACCTTTTTGATACTTTGAATTCTATATCAATGGGCAAGTCTGAAGCCCAAACCGGGGGAATTCGGGCAATATCCTCAATCTGTGAACGATACGTTTCGACTTCTTTTTCGGGAACTACCGTTGACATATCATCATGTACTATAAGTGGAATCCGTACCCCTAATTTTTCAATCTTCAAAATTGCCTCTGCCAAAATATCCCGGCTAACAGCCTGGACGATATTTTCCGCCAGATATCCGCCCCAAAAATAAATTGCATTTCCACGTGCGGGGATACTCGCTGCTGGATTGGGCATAACGAGTTGAGGATTTCGCGTTGATCCCTCAACCTTAGCACCCATGTAATATAGCCGCCGAGTATTCGGCAATTGGATAATGGTAGTATTTTCTTCTCGGAAAAATCGTAGACCGAATGAAAGATCATAAGTCTGCCCAGTCTGTGTTGCCAATCTAAATGCCCGTTCGATTTTTTCCCAAAATAGAACAACCATAGGATGAGTTCGTCGATACAGATTAACGATCTTTTCAGCCGCAGCATGGTCTAAATTAATTCCGTATGTATTTTTAGCATATTCCATGCACCGATTAGCACCCATCCCGTAGCCGCAACCCAGGATACCAACTTTGCCCATCTGTCGGTAATTGCCGTACCACTCTGCTACGGATTTACTATCTGTTTTCTTCGGTTTACGAATTTTATGCCCTGTCAATTTGCTGGCAAAATTGGCATAAATTTGCTTGCCCTCTGCGAATGCTCGAAGCATATCATTTTGTTCCGCTAGCCAATCAAGCGTACGAGCTTCAATTTGAGCAAAGTCCCCGATAACCAGCATATGCCCCGGTGGAGCCTCGATCAAAGTACGAGTTTGACTTGCTAGTAGGTGTCCGCGAGCCGATAAGTTCTGTGGGTTAATTCCTTCCGCCCCTGACCATCTTCCGGTGTGTGCCCCACAATATTTTAAAGGAATTGGGAGGCGTCCCTTGGCACAATCGGACATGGAACAAAGTTTTTCTATTCTTTTAATATGTAGCGGCCATGATTTAACGGCCACACGGGCCTCCATTAATTGCCGAGCATGGACGTTCGGATGATTCAATAAATAGGAATATCCCGGATCAGTTTTTGCAATGGCAAGAAGCGGCCCTCTTTTTCCCTGTTTTATAGGGGGTTCTTCAGACCCTAAAGCCTCTCGGAGCCGTAATTCAAAAGACTTATTGCCCCGGACTTCTTTCTCTGTTATACCCACGTGATCAAGGACTTTTTGAATTTCAGCCTGCATTTCTTTTTCAAGTTTTTTTGCCCGTTTTTTATTAAAGCACAAAATAGGCTTGATGAAAAGATTTCGGGTATACTCGGCAACCTGTAACTCAAAAGCCGGATTCGATAATTTCGGGAGAAGCAGCCCCAATAAATCATACGTTCGTTCAGCATCATTACAAGCATAACCAACTAGATCGACCCACTTTTGACCATCGAAATCAACCCGGTGCAAACCTTTGAATTGACTCGTATCTCCCTTTGCGGGGAGATTATGCCGCTCGCAAAGAGCCGCAAGTGAATTTTTCCATCGCGGTTCAACATGACGGGCTAAATCCAATGTATCTATAATAAATGGGGGATAGATTTTCTGATTAGCCAGTACAAGAGCATCAAACTTGGCATTGTGCATTACCACAGTAACCGCCCCCCAATTAAACCGGGGCAACTCTTGTACCCAACGGGCATCATCAATCCCATCTTTAATCGCCCACCCCAACAGTTCAAATCGTTTATCCGTAACAAAAGCGTAAGTTGAAAGTTTTTTCAGCTGATAATCTTGATCGAAATACGTTTCACAATCCAGGACAACTACACGCTCTGGATAGCCGCATCGTTTCAAAATAGTTTTGATTTCGACATTCATTTTTTCTTCCGATATTCGGGTTTCAGTTGTAATACAAATCCGACATCGGCATCCTCGATTAACCGGCAACCTTCATATCCGTATCGGACCACTTTTTCCAGAAAAAAGATGTCCTTCAAAACTCTATGATATCCCTTATGATTCAAACGATATTCCCAATATCGTCGAACAATTTTCTGGATTCGGATAATGAGAGCCGAATTAAAATCTTCGGGGGTTCGTTTAGGATAGACTATAAACAAATCCTCTAACTGGTCCCGATTTAGGCCCCGGTCAAACGCTATGAACGGAAAAACACGATCAATATCGGTTTCCAATCCAAATCGACGGCGTATTGACCAAATCGCATCTTTAAGTCTATTGGCAACAGATATCATTCGTTTCCTTCCAGAAGGTATGGCGATAAACAATCGGGACAGAAAATCTCTTGCATGGGATTCATAATTTCGTCCATTTCAATGGTGAAATCTCGCCCACATGCCTCACAGATGCGAACTTCTATTTCAGATTTTGGGAGTTCCTCGCACATTATTAAACACGTCTCCGTTCTCCTGCATTTTCTTATCTTCATATGGTACAACGAGACGACGATATAATTCCAATTTGCAGCATTCCAGAGCACCAATGACCTGATTTAAATCATTATAAGTAAAGGAATGCGTACACAATAGTCGAAAAATTAAGGAAGCCACCGCATAATTTATTAACCCCGCTTGATGAGCCGGAGATCGCCAATCATTAATCGAGCAAACAAGTTTATCTATGGAACTATCTAATTCATCCCGTATTTCGGGGTCGATATAGGGCATTTTAATCTCCGTATAGGGGTGGGAGGACTCGAACCTCCACTGAATTCAGGTTGTCCCTGCTGCCTCTACCTATTGGGCTACACCCCTTGAGGTCGCAATTAAGCAACCGCGACGGGCCTTCCCCTCCCTCGGATCGTAACGTCATTTTCCTCAAGCACCCGGCGAATCACGGGAACCGAATGCCCAAATTCCGTGGCCAGAGCGACCAGTCCAACATTCTTGTTGTACTTGGACACAATCGACCTTACCTGATTCGCTGTCAACTTAACTTTTGCACGGGCCATTTTTTTCTCCTTGTGTTTGGACCCTTGAACCTTACACTTATAGTATACGACATTTTTCGGCAAAAAGCAAGAGAAAAATCAAAGACTTTCGTATTTTGTATAAAATTCTACTAACTGTTGCCCGGCTAATTGTATATGTTCAACAGCATCAAAGTGTCTAAGGACTGTCAGAATAATTTCCATTTCCTCAAGAAGAAACATAAGGCTACGGGGATCATCGGATAAAATACATCGACTTATTAATTCTCGATTACTCGAAGCAAATTGACCATACGCTTTTTTAGTTTCTTCCGTATTTAGTTCGCCCTGCCATTTTACTTGTGCTGCCATGGAGGCAGTGTGATAATCCTTCAACAATTGTTGTGTGGATTCAGAAGCCATTATATCTTACTTTGAATTTAAATATCCTGCATTAGTCGGAATTTTAAAACGTGTTGGTTCAATTGTTCGGGTATGATGGCAGACTGGGCATGTATTTCTTATTTGGGGAGCAAGTATCTCAAAATCCTCAAACGGATCGCCCGTATTCAGACCATTAGTGGTATCAACTAGATTCCACCACGCAACCTTGCCCTTACAGTGCGGACACGTAACTACCGCACTAAATTCATATTCGTAACAATCCATTTGAAAATAATGCCCGTGTTCACAAAGTAACTGATAGTATCCGCTGTAGCTCATTTCTTTTCTTCCACAGCATCCGCAGCATCATTGAGGGCTTGGGCGACACGACGGGCTTTCAATGGGGAAAGCCGTGCTAATGCAGTATCATAAATACGGGCCTCTACAAATAAATAAATTTCTTGAAATTCGGGTTGTGCGATAATATTAACCTCAGTATTCTTATATCCCTGAACCTTTTTCGACCTAAATTGCTTGCTCATTTCTTTACCTCCGTCTCCCGGAAAGCGACTTTATGCACGGGACATATCGGAGCACCGGCTTCAGTTAACCATTTTCGCGTTACTCGTGCAATGTACTCACACTTTGGACATTGTACTTTAATCAATCGGCTACCCTTCTGTCCCGATTTCCGTTTCTTTAATCCGAGCTTTGCATGGGGATAGGGTCCGAGCTTCTCTTGTATTACTGCTAGCTTTGCGGCTAGTTCCTCGTTTGCACGAGAACCCGTCCACGGTTTCACCATACCCACCGCTCGCATAATTTCAATGAACGGCTTTCGATGCCCCGCCTCAATTCCGGCAATCGTATGGCAAAGTTCGTGCACAATTATCTCAAGAATCTTCAAAGAATCAGAGAATTTCGGCGAAACAAAAATCTCATATGTTTTATCCTCCGAGCGTTTAGAATTAAAACATTCGGCTCCGGTTTTATCCCGCTTCGTTGTCGGCCAGCCGCAACCAATACGAAATCGCGGAAGTTCGTAACCAGCGGGTTTGAATATCGACTGTTCAATTTGTTTAGCCGCTGCCAAGAACCAGGGTTCTCTTGTTTCATGTTTCATCGTAGCACCATTGAGAGCCACACTTCGACCTGCAAAGTTCCCTTATCATGGTGGAGGAACGCATTGTAACATCCGCCCTCCCGATTCGAGTTTATCCGACATTCCTGTAATTGTTCGATGAACGAGTCCAGAGCTTCGCGATCCCGTATACCGACAGTCTCGGAGGGATTCTCGGTTAGAGCCTCGAAGGGCTTTTCAACTGGTAGGGCCAGGGCCTTCCGTTTACGCTTTGGACCTTTACCCGGCTTGAAAATAAATTCGTATCCACAATTACAAGTTTTTGTTCGCGGCCCCACTTCTGCATGACATTCGGGGCAAGTCTTATGGCCTCTCGACATTTTATTTTCTCCCTTCACTTGTAGTATACGATATAAATACAAGCAAAGCAAATCTTTTCTCAAAGCGGCGTATCAGGAATCGAACCTGACTTCGGCATTCGCCCATTCCGGGGTCCGTTGAGAACACTATTCTCGCCCGGATGGTCCAGCCACGCTTCGCCGTGGCCACCGCCGCATTATTCTATTTTACCACGAATCATCTAGTTTGTCAAGGATTTTTTTCGCACATCTTTCGCAGACATACGCCGAAAACGCCGGACCATCGAGATTCGCATAAGTCAGGGGCCGATATGTACTTCCACATACTGAACATCGGCCGTCAAGGACTATTGTTCTCCCGAAATAACCTCGGAGTCTCTTGAGTTTCATGTTTTTTCCACCTGTTTGAACGTCGGGCAATTGTTCTCAATTACAAAAGCATCGAACATTTGACTACGTTCCGATTGACAAAATATCGCATGTACCAGCGACTGATTACTGATCCCCAGGGGTACAGCATTGCCCCACCACTGGGCATTTATGCCATCGACATAATAGCCGCCGCATTCCCCGCATGGGCAATCCCGTTTATCGCCGTTTAGGCTGAATACATGGCCGCAATTTTTACAGAATAAGAGCTTCATTCTATTTCTTTCTGCCAAGGGCGATGCTGGTAGACAGCGGGACAATAATTAGGCCCCTATTACCGCCTACCAGCATCTTGGCGGCGACGGCGTTATCGAGCTTTATAGACGTTTAAACCGATCCGTGCGTCTGCATGGCCGGGAACAATCTGATTGCCTCCCGTAGTGGCGATTACAATCGTCTTTCCCGACTTCGACGGACCCTGTTCCTTCGACAGATCAACCGTGATCGTCAGGATTTCGTCCTTCACTGTCAACTCTACGTTTTTCATTGTTGCTTCCTTCCTATCTATAATATACGACACTTTCCGATGAAAAGCAAATCGAATTTCAGATTTTTATGCGATCTTCCGAAACGCTCCAACATAGACCTGAAATTGACCGATGCCGGTCAACGCAAAGCCGTGATCCGGGTGTACCCGGAGATAGGCTAGCAATTGTTCGCGGAACTGATCCACTGTCAAGGCCAATTCGCCCACTTGACCAAAGCCGGATGAATCAACGAACCACGACTTATCTGTCGGTTCCCAATCCGGGGATAGAGTACAGTCGATCAAACTTGGGAAGGGGAAATTTCCTTCGCCGGTCTCCAAGCCCGCCACTTCCTCCGTACCGAACACGAACGGCTCGACAATTTCCTCAACGCCAAGATGTTCAGCCAGGTACTTATCTTCGAGTTGTGCTCCACGTTCGCGGTCCATTATTCTGCCTCCAAAATTAGACGCCAAACTCTAATTACTGCTCATCGCCGCTTTTCTTGCCCGTTCTTTCAGCGTTTCGAGTCTACGCTTGTGGGAATATCCCGCCTCATGTCGTTTCTGATTACCACAACGAATCTTCAAGCCGCACTTCTCACAACGCTTGTATTTCGATTTTGGCATTGTTCTATTCTCCCTGTTGGTCCAATAGTTCGACTAATTCCTCAAGGTCTGTAACGAGCAATACATGCCCGCACCAACTGCACTGATACCTAATAATTTCCGTATCATCGTTTAGTGTCGGCCCGTATTCGCAATCGACTATTCCATTGTTCCCGACAACTAGATTACTGATCTCCGTTGTAGCCGTACCTCTGGTAATCTCATCAAGTTGGTGTTTTCCGCACCTTGGGCATGTAAATTCTACCGTTCTCATTGTTCTACCTTCCATTATACCGTATAAACGACCATCTATCCTCGCACGATGAAATAAACGCCCACGGCGGGCAATGTCCCCATCGGCCTATAATCCACTTTCGACACTGCCGATAAGGTCGCCAATCGGTCATAACTGAATACGTCTCGCCCCTGTTTTTGGTCCACACGCGATATTTCCGGGCCATTGTTCTATCCTTCCACCTGTAGTCTACGATATAAATTGAACCTTGTCAAGTCAAATCCATATCACAACCGCATTTGTTGCAGATGGGATTTCCACATTCTGCTATCTTCGCGTAGGACCGGCGGACGTTCCAACCGCACTCCGGGCAATTCCAGATTCGATACATCACTGTCTGATCCATACGGGTACTTTCCGCCTCAAGAGCCGCTGCCAAAGCCAGTGCTTCGCCCCGGTCAAGATATAGAGTTACTTGAACAGCACTATCCTTATTCTTGGCAAGAATTCGGACTTCCTCGCTGGGCCACAATCTTCCAACGTCAACCGTCCCGTACCGTAATTCAAGTTTCATCGGTCTATCATTCTGCCTTGGGGAAAATCTCCAGAATCTTCTTGTATGCTTTATCAAAGGTCATTATTTTATTCTCCATGATGCTTCTAGGAACGGTAACAGAGTTTTCAAGTATTCCAATGCTGATTCTAATGTATTGTAACATTGTGTTCCAGCATTCGACTGCACGATCCAATAGAATCGACTATCTATTTGTCGTTGCCGATATTCGATTGTAACAGCAAATTTCGTTTCTAACGGGGCCAACATTTTTCTGTCCTCCGACCATTTCCGTGGCATCGCGGATATGGTCAATTTTCAGCTTCGGCAATTGCCTTACGAGCGGCGGTACAATCGTCTAAACAACGTGCTTGTATAAAATCACTACAAACAAAATCCTTTGGTAGAGTCGCCGGGTGTTCTGGTAGTGATGTCGGGTGCTCTACCCAATAAAGCATCACTTTACATGCTTCTAACAGAGTCATTATTCTATCCTCCAACCATTTTGCGTACGTCCGCAATATGGTCTATTCCTCCGGTAAATCGACCACATTTTCATGGTCGTCTAGGGTGCAGTCGGTGTAGATAATCAACTGCCCACAAGTTTCCTCATTGCAGGTTGCATGGGGGAAGATTTTCAGAATCTTATCATATGCTTCGTCAAAGGTCATTGTTCCGTTCTCCTTCTATTTACAGTATACGATATAAATCCACCAAAAGCAAATCTATTTTAGATTTATCTCCCTACTCGCCGGTCAATATCCTCAACTGTATACTGATCCCTATTCAGTCCCGGGCCGGGCAAAGTCTTGGCTCGAACCTGATAGGCATTGCCTATAAGCCGGTCCAGGTAGGCATCCCGCCGGGCTTCAGATAAAAAAACGGGATAAGGAACGTGTCGTCTACCCATGCGGCGGTTTTGTTCCCGTAAACGAGCTAGGGCGAATGCCTCGCACTCTCGATCCCGTCTCTGCTGTTCTCTGTCCAGAAAAATTCTATTCCGAGCCATGAGAATTATTCTCCATCGGGCCAGTGCAACGGCTGAATCGTCCCGTTCCGAAATACCCGGATTTCCATAGGCTTGACTGATTCACGTTTTGCCTTTTGTCGTTGTCGGTACGCTTTACTTGCCCGACGACGTGCTTCACGTCCCTTGGCGGAACGGTTATACTTCAGTTGTGCTAGTTGCCTTTTATTCATCTATTCCCATTGTACGATATAAAATCGGTTTTGTCAAGAGAGAATCTATGATTGTCTATTACGGTCTATCACGCGAAAACGGGGCAAAAACCGTCATAGACCGTAATAGATTTTGCCCCAAACACGACCACAATGATACATCTACCCAACGTAAAATAAGGACTTACGATCCGATAATAAAATCAGACGCCATAGTTATATCCTTGTCCCACCAGTATTTCCAAAGTTCAGAGCCAATAGAAGTAACATTTGGCTCTGTTATATCTATACCCCATAAGTACTTAGCCCATTTGGTCGCGTACTGGGGGGGGCCTACTCCTGCTGTATACGAAAGCACGAGTATAAACTAAACCATTTAGATTCTATACTTCTATACTTTTATACTTTTATACATTCTATGCTATCTATACGTCTATCTGTACTATCTATATTATCTGTATTATCTGTATTATCTTTTCTAGTTATACCGATTGTAATATTACTTCAATTTTATTGCATGTTTTCCAGCTTTCAAATCGTTGCCCCATATCTTCATTTATCTATCGACCAATATCTAAACAAGTATAGAATATAGATAGAGTTATAGCGGCCCCGATATAATAGTACATCAGAGCCAATATGGGTTATCGGACGTACTTCATGGCCACTATGATACAAGAATCTAAACGGAGTTCTATACAACTCGATCCAGAATCAAGACCTACAAAACGGTCCCGATAAATACTTGCCCCGTAAAGAGTTCGGGATAATCTATACAACTCTCTACGGGGCATACAGATAACAGAGCCAAATCATACAGTATCGTCGATCAACGCATCAACGATATGCCGACCAGTAAGCAACGACTTCCCAATATCCTACCCGATACATTGTGCGTGTTAGTGCCTTGGGCATTATTTTTCTCCCTTGTCTAGTCGTCCCACGAATATAAAGCCGGAAAATACGTTTTGTAATAACAGTTCCCGACATCGTTGTCGGCTTGAATCGCCTTGTCCGGGAAATCTCTGACGTATTGCGGATGCAATAACTGATTCCGGATGCTGGTACGGTGTCCCGGTTTTCCGGCGGCTTTCCATGCCCGATCTCGATTTTGTCGATTCATAAAAGTCGGTGCAAACATTGTTTTTTCTCCCTTCCTATATTAGCATCATACAATACGCCAGTATGATGTACCATAACATTCGAGTTATTTTTTTCATGCTGATAGCCATGCTAAGAATCCGCCAATGATTATCCCGACCAGACAGTAAATATACCACATGATTCTAATCTCCCTTCCGATAGGTTGACCGAGAAGTCAACGGGCCAGACGATGTACTGACAGGCTCGTATCCGGCATTCTCCAGCATTGCCTTGCGTATTTCAGCCCGACGGATACTTCTCTCCGATCGCCAATCGACCGTGATGTACTCAAGTTTTTTCATCGTCCCGATCTCCCTAGGGGCGTCCTTGCCCTTGCCAACTCGTCCATGCTATCGGCGGATTAGTCTTGCACGTAATCCGGTGTCAACTCCGCCCGGAGTAACTCGTAGCCGATGTATGAGGCATGTTCAAGACTCATTGCCGGCATCAAGTCCTTATTGAACCGGGTTATCGCTTTACGAATGGCGTTCGCCGATCCTTGCCACGACCGTATCGGTTCATTGTCGCTTGACCGCATAAGGTCCGCCCGGACTTCGACGATTGTTCCGGCGATACCCTTATGAACCGATTCTTTGGCGATGCGATGAATGATAACGTAAACGCCGCTATCGTCCAACTCGCACTCCACGTCTTGAACATGTTCGATTTCCCATGCCATAATCCTATTCTCCTGTTAGCCTTATTCTTTTGCCACAAGAACGCACCATGATTGCCGGCTATTATCGCCCCTATTGTCGGTATCTATCTTGGCGATATATGTAATGCCGGGATCGCAGTTTGTCTCTAGTAAATATACGTGGCGGATTCTCTTTGCTCTTTGTTTGGAAACTCCAAAAGCGATAACGGTTAGTTTTGCCATAATCCTATTCTCCCTTCTAATAGGTTCTCTCATAGCGTCAACCGTTGCCCAACCTTCATTACGTCGCGGTCGCTTAGCCATTATTCATTCCCTTCGTAGGTTCGTAGTGCATCGTCAAGAACCATATCGGACGAGCATTTTTCACATACTGGTCCGCCACATTCGGCAAGGTCCAGATAGGACCAACCGATTGTCCAATCACACTCTGGACAATCCCATCGAAGTTTTGTATCAACTTCCATCATGTTCTCCCTTCTCTAGTACCATACGATACAATCGACGCCAAGGCAAATCTATTTGCCCAACTCTTTGCCTTTATGGTGCGGTCGCTTGTGTGCTTTGCGGATTGCTTCTAATGCTTCCTCATTTATCGGTCTAGTTTTCATTGTTCTTGTCCTTATTCTGTCCCGTTCTACTCGTACCATACGACATTATTTCCCATGATGCAAATATATTTCCGATATTTTTCAGTTTTTCTTTGGAATCATGTATAAATAGGTTTGGGGTATTCCCGGTTTGTAGATAGACTAGGGATAATGTACTAGTCGTATGGGATATAGGGTTTGGCTTGTTTATCCGGTTTGGGCGGAGTATACCGGGTATGACCTTTTGCTTTTGTGTCAGCGACCGGGACTCTTATTATCATCACCAGAAAATCTACAAAAATCTAGCTTCGTAGTTTAAACGCAACTTGACGCTGGCTGTCGAAACCTGTAAGAAAGTGACGTGTATTGACAGTTACCGGCAATATGTTGTTGGCAGAAAGTCCTTGACACGGCCCCTCGGATATGGTATAATAGAGTATGAGGAATCGGAGAAGAAGTGAAAATACCGCGATCATGGATTAATCGACTGGTAGAAGTTGCCTTTGAGGACCACGTTGAAAATAGTAAAAGTGGTCTTCCTCTTATTGAAGCACGAGGACGACTTACGTCTATCGGGCGGAAATACATACGGATTCTAGCCTGGGAATGTGTTAATGATCCCGATATAGCAAATGGAACAACGAGTTTTCAGATTATAAAATCTACGATTGAGACTATAAATCTTTTAGATGTAGTAGATTGTGTACACCAGAATAATGACAAAGTATAAAATATTAAAGTTGCTTTTGATTGGTGCAATATTAACGGGAGGAACTCTCTTTATAAAAACTATATTACCCGTAGCCGATCCATATAGCAGTGTATTAATAATTCAAACGAAGTCAGGATTGCTCCGGCAAAGTCAAGGATCGTGTTTTATTGTCGCCCATCAGGATGATTATTGGTATGCAATTACGGCAAATCATGTTGTTGATAATAGTTTATTTATAGTCGATAAACTTTATGAAGCTGAAGTGGTACAAGCTAATCCCGATCAGGATTTAGTTCTTGTACGATTCAAATCTCCGAGGACTTATCGACAATTTCAATTTGCTAAGGCAAAAGTGGGTGAAACGTGTAAAACAATAGGTTGGCATCAATCCACAAGAATGATTTATCCGGGTGCTATTGTAGCAGTTGGATTCCGAAATGGCCATATAGTAGCCAATGGTGGTAACTTTCCTGGTTGTTCGGGAGGACCGCTATTGAATAGGGATAATAAAGTAATAGGTATAACGATAGCTGTTATAGGATTAAATCGTCAAATATATGATAGTACGGCTATTTATGTACCATCGAGATACATTCGTGCTTTACTTATTATGGAAGATATAAAAATAGGAGAGTAACTTATGGGATCGTATAATGTACATGGTGAATCAATAACTGATGGCGATGCGAGTGGGGGAATTGCTGTTACATTATATGATTCCGGTTCGCCGAATACAGAGCGGACGCTTTTGGCCACAGAAGTATTGCATGTTACTGATGTGCAAATTGTTAGCGAATCGGGAGGGGAAGTTTCGCTAGTTGCAGATTCAAAGGCTGCCGGGCGATATTTAGTACATGCAATTCTAGACGCTAAAGGTGGAATAATTTCTCATTTTTCATCGCCATATGTTTGTCCTCGCGGTACTGGATTAAAACTATTCGGTATCGCACAGGGTTTGGATGTATGCCTGGTTCAGGGTTTCATCCGGGAAGCATAAATTTATGGCGAAGAAGAAAAGTAAGAAATTGGATAAAAGATCAAAGATTCTCGGAATGGGCGTTATCCTTAACGTGAAAACTGATAAGAATAAGAAATAATGGCGAAGCAAAGTCTAACTCATCTTTTAGAGAAGATCGGCCAAGAGATTCACGATACGGCTTATGCCGATTTGAATGGTAATCTTCGGCCTATTACAAAGGATGAGCAACTTGCTCGTGAAATATGGAAGCGGGCATTGGGATACGAGAGAGAGGAAGTTAATACTGACGGAACAATAGTTCATCAACGATACGATCCCGATCCGAAAATGCAGCAATTTTTAATCGAGCGACGGGAAGGGAAGATCGTTGCACCCCCGGAGAAAGAAACGGCTACCCTTCTTACTAGAATTTCGGAACTTGTTAAGAATCAAATGAATACCGCCGCTGAGAAAAGTGTGGATGATTGAATTAGCATCTAAACTTGAATTATCCACTCCGTTTCCCAATATTGAATCATTGTGGATTGATCCCAAGACCGGGTTAGCGATCCCCAAATCGGTTCCGGCTAATTTACGATGGCGGATTGAATTACTAAAACGAGCAGAGAATGATCCTGGTTTTCAATCTGAACTTTATACAGCCGCCAGTCAATCACTGTTATTCTTTACGAATACCTTCGTTTGGACCTATCGACTTTTTAAAATTAACCCCGATGGAACAATTCATCAGTGTGTATCAAATGAAGCTCATGTACCCTTTGTAACATGGAAGATTCAGGATGAACATATATTGGGAATTGAAAAAGCTATTGATGAAGGTTATGATTTTCTAACTGACAAATCTCGTGATATGGGAGCAACTTGGGATCATACCGTTACAATTTATCATAAATGGTTATTTGAGCATGATCGAAGTTTTCTACTGCTCTCACGAAAAGAAGATTGTGTAGATTCAACGGGAAAGAAGGGATTGGGGAATCCTGCCGATCCTGGTACACTATTTGGCAAGATTGACTATATTTCTGCTTGGTTGCCAAAATGGATGATGCCGTTTCATACCCGGACGACTATGCATTTGGTAAATTTGAGCAATCATTCACGAATTGATGGCGAATCAGCCAATGCTACAGCGGGTAGTTCTGACCGACGTACTGCCATTTTACTCGACGAAATGGCAAAGATGGCTGAGGGTGAATCTATTAAACGATCTACCCGCGATGTAACTGCCTGCCGATTAGCAAACTCGACCCCAAACGGGGCGGGAACGGCTTTTTCAAAATGGCGATTAGACGGAAGCGTAAAGGTCTTTGTTCTTCCCTGGTGGGAACATCCCGAAAAAGGTGCGGGTCGTTATATCCAAGAGAATGAACTTACCGGGGTAAAAAAAATTCGATCTCCTTGGTACGATATTGAATCAACATTACGAACGCCAAAAGAGATGGCAATTGAAATTGATATGGACCATATTGGATCGGGTGAGACGTTCTTTGAAGCAGAAGTAATCGCAAAACATAGAAAAGCATTTGCTTCTAAATCACCTGTTTTGACCGGATATCATGTGATGTTTAAACAGAATATCCCGGTTGCAAAAATGCCGAGTATTATCCATAGAAACCAGATTGAAACTACCCAAGCACGATTCATTAAAAATGGTCCGTGGTCGTTCTTCACGCATCTAATAGATGGCAGACCGGATCAGACTCTGGATTACGTTTTTGGAATTGATATCGGTAAAGGTATGGGGGCGAGTAATTCGGTTATTTCCGTAGGATGCGTGCAATCACGAAGAAAGATTGCAGAATGGGCAAGTGCAAATTTTGCCCCACATGATTTTGCATTAATTACTGCAGCTTCGGCTATTTGGTTTGGTGGATCACAGCGGGGCCATAGACCCTTTATTATATGGGAAGCTAATGGCGATCCGGGTATTTATTTTGGTAAAATGCTTGTTCGAGAATTGAAATATCCAAATTATTATTTGGACCGCCATGCTGCTAATAAAATTGGATCAAAAAGGCCGGTACAATATGGCTGGCATAGTTCAACTGATAAGAAAGCAGAATTACTCGGTGAATATCGTCGAGCTTTGGATCATGGTTCGTTTATTAATCCATCGCAAATAGCTCTTAATGAGGCTGAAACTTATGTGTATTTTGCTGGTGGGCGGATTGGACCCGCTTTTCTTATGGAAGAAAATGCATCTGCTAGGAAAACTCACGGTGATCGGGTAATTGCTGATGCTTTATGTCATAAAGGAATGCAGGAATCCGGGATACGTGTAAGTAACGTAATGACGGCTCCTAAAAACTCATTCGGTGGCCGATATCGGGCTTGGCAAAGGCAACAGAAAGATATTAAATGTAAACGAAAATGGGATACTAGGAGTTTCCGAGGTTAAAATGAATTTATCCGCCAAAACTTTACAAGCTGCGGCCAAGAATGGTTTTCGGCGATTACGTAACTTTCGGGCAGCCCGGATACTATTTATTAAAGCATACGTGGGCCAATATTATGATCAAAACCACGGTGATCTTGGAGATGAACCTCTAAATCTCGCTTTTACAGCAATCCGAGCGTTGGTTCCGAATTTGATCGCCAGGAATCCTGAAAATGTAGTTGATTCTGATTATCTGATGTATCGTCAATATGGAGAATTATTGGCTTTAGCTTTGAATCTCACATCCAAAAAGCTAAAATTGCCTATGATTTTACAACGTGGACTCGTGGATGCCATTTTTACAATGGGTATTTTTAAAGTTGGTTTAATGACCTCCAAATCATTGGCCTATTTTGGAGATGAAGGTGTTGATCCAGGTCAGTTATATGTCGATACAGTAGATTTTGACGACTTTACCTTTGATCCCGCTACTCGGCAACTGGAAAAGGCATCTTTTCTTGGTGAGAGAATACGAGTTGAACGAGATGAGATACTCGAATCTGGTTTATATGATAATTCCATAATCGAGAAACTTCCTTCTTCATTGGATATGGAATTGGGTCGCCAAGAAGGTGCACATACGTTATCGGCGAAACAATTAAATCGACATTTGGCCGATAAGTTACATGACTCTATTGATTTATTGGAATTATGGTTGCCCGGCCCCAATGTAATAGTTACTCTACCCTATCAGAGTTCTACGAATGGAAAATTTTTACGTGAGGATACATTTTATGGGCCGGAAGAAGGACCGTATAGTTTCTTGAGTTTAACACCGCCCGTTCCCGATAACCCAATACCCGTACAATTAGCTGGAATCTGGCATGATTTGCATATACTTGGTAACAGGATTGCTAAAAAGGCATTGGATCAGGCCGAAGCACAAAAAGATATTGTGGGTTATCAACGGCAATATGCGGATGATGCTCAGGAAATTGTTGATTCTAAGAATCTAGATGTAGTTGGAATGGAAAATCCCGAAGGTGCTAAAGTATTCTCTTTGGGGGGACAAAATCCGCAAAATGAACGAATGATTGGTCAAATATTACAGTGGTTTGACCAATTTAGTGGTAATACAAGTATGCTTGCTGGTACAAATGTGCAAACAAATGTGGCTACTGTGGCCAATATTATGAATCAGAATTCCGCAACGGGTATAACATATATGCGGGATCGGGTGTATCAGGTAACAGAAGAAATTGAAAGAAAACTTGCTTGGTACTTATACACTGATCCTATTATTAAATTACCTTTAATTCAACGAGAAATTACGCCTGCTGAATATGATATTACGGATGAAGAAATACGAATGATTAGTCCTGCACAAGTTCAGGAGACTCAAGTATTTTTGACTCCTGAAATGCGTCGCGGAGATTTTCTTGATTTTGCATTTAGTATTAAACAAGATTCAATGGCCCCAATTAACTGGCAGTTTCGATTGCAACAGTTAGAGACTCTGGCTATTAGAGTTATTCCGGCTGCGGCACAGGCTGCCCAAGTTTGTGCCCAAATGGGAACACCATTTAGTTTTCAACGATTTATTGTACGAGCGGCAAAAATGATGAATATTGATTGGATAGATGAAATTTTCCAAAGTCCCGAATTAATCGCCCAAATGGCAATGGTAGCACGGCAAGGTCCGCAACCTCAAAATGGAAAAGGGATGAATGTACAGCAAAATGGCGGAGCAGCGGTAGCTAAGACTTCACCACCGGAAGGAACTCGTCAAAGACAAGAAGCTCAAGTTGGGGCAGCACAGGGTCAGGCTGAATTACCGATAAGGGAAGTATAATGGCACGGCAATATATGTCGCATGGATTCAAAACTGCTACTAAACATGCCCCAAAATTAAGGGCTGAACTTGCAGCAATGAGTGATAAAGCTAAACGAAGAAAAAGACTTGCAGCAAAAGCCAAAGAGAAAAATAAACTTGAAGCAAATGTAGCAGAAAATCAGAAACGAATAAAACGGGGTAAAAGAGCACGAACAATTGCTCAGCGAGATGCTGATCGACTTATTGACGCCTTTCGTTCTAAAGAACAAAAAGCCCGACGCTTAGTAGCCTATGCAGCAAAAATGAATTTTAAGGCAGGAGAAGTTGAACGTTCTGGAACGGGAAATGTAAAAGCTGCGGCTACATATCGACGAGTTGCTAGAGGATATATGAAACAAGCTGCTGCATTACGAGGAAAGAAATAATGACCTATTGCTTTGTCTGTCCAATTTGCGGCAAACGAAAAACTGTTTCTCGTCCTATGAGGAACTCTAGTTTACCCGAAATTTGCAATTGTGGACAGGAGATGATCCGCAATTATCAAATGGAGCGTGGTTCAGTTCGTGGCGATTATAACGAACCAATTGTATCAACTTCATTGGCTTTTAACACACAAGATTTAGCTGAACATCGACGACAACATCCCGGTGTTGAACTTCAAGTAGATAAGGCCGGTCATGTTGCTTATCCAATTTTTAGAAATTTGAATCAAAAAAGAAAATATCTCAAAGCAAGAGGATGGATTGATTGTAATAGTTTTGTTTAATGCCCCCAATCCCGTGAAAACGGCTGCGGACAAAGGAGAAAACAATGGATGGTGATATGGAAAAAGCTGATCAGTCGAATCAAGCTGCGGATTCTGAACAGGAATCTTCAACCCTTGAGGCTGTTGAGGCAAAGATGGCGGCACTTCGAGGTGAGGGTACGGAGGATAGTGACGATCCTCAATTAGTTAACGACGAAAAGGTGGATTCACCCGATTCGACCGATTTAGAAGTAGATGATTCTAATAAGGAAGAAGAAGTAGATGATTCCGACAAGGAAGAAGCAGATAATAACTCTGTAATGCTTCCGTCTGGTCATCGTCGGGCTGCTTTGGCTCGTGGTTATACGAATGAGGAAATAGAGCATTACCTCGAAATTAAACCCGATGAAGCTGTCGCAAGATTTAGAGACATTTTCGATGATTGGCAAAAAGAAAATGCTCGCTGGTCGGAACGTGGTAGACAATTAGCTGCGGTGGATCAAAGAACATCTGAAAAGAGTAAAGATGAGGGTAAGACCCAGGAAACTTCTACAACTCTCCCTCATTATGATACAAAGGCATTAATTGAGGAACACGGAAATGAGGATTTAATTAACGCCCTAGTTGGTCCACTTAATGCTGTGATTGATCGCGTGAATGATGCTGCTGGAAAACTTTCTAAATCTGAAGGGTTTTTACGGGAGACAGAGGAAAATGCATTAACAGATGCAACACAAGAATTTCTAAAGAGCGACGAAATGAAGTCATTTAGAAATAAATATGGAACAGAAATCAAAGATTTAACAGAGGAACAAGTAAAAAGTCGTTTGGAACTATTTGGACAAGCTGATATTATTGTAGCCGGTGCGAGAGATCATGGTGTGGATATTACGGTTCAGGATGCTTTAGAACGTGCCCATATACTCGTTTCACAGGGTACGCGGGACGAGGCTATTCGACAAGATATCCGCGATAGTATGAAAAAGCGAACTAAAACTACAAAGAGTTCACATCAGCGAATGTCTACATCGGACGCAAATCAGCCGGTTTCGGATGAAGAATTGGTAAAACGAACGGAAGCGAAACTAAAAGCATTGAGAAATAGAACATAAAGGAGACTAACATGGGTGTTGCAATGGAGGACCATCTGGATTTACTGCGTACAACTTTGGCCGATCTTCCGAAGAATCGGTTTGAGGTGATGTGGACCTATCAGCGGTACGAGTTTAATCGGATTTTCAATGAGAAGAAGTTGACGATTGACGGTGGTACATCTGTTAAACGGAATGTTGTATTAGACCATACGGGTCAGGCTAAGTTCCGCCAGATGTTTGACGTGGATGCGGTGAATGTGGCTCATGTTCACAAGCAGATTGATGTGCCGTGGACGCAGCTTTCAACCCAGTATGCCTGGGATGAAGTCGAACTTTTATCGCAGATGAATTCGGCTAAGGGTTATATCAGTCTGATTAAGACTCGTGTTAATGATTCACTGTGGGCTTGGGCTGATCTGGTTGAGGAACGTGGTTGGCAGACTCCCACGAGTGCCACTGACAATTTGTATCCTTACGGTGTGCCGTATTACTTGAATCAGTTGACCGCTGCTCAGTCAGCCGGATTTAGTGGTCAGACGATTACCTATGGCGATGCAAGTACGGGTACGGTTTGTGCGGGTATTGATGCCTCTGCCGAACCAAAGTGGCGTAATTATGCCGATACTTATACTGTTGTTGATAATTCACTGCTAAAGAAATTCCGTAAGGCTTTCCGTCTTACTCGTTTCTTCCCGCCTCGTTTTATTAACAATCCCGGTCAGGATGCGGAAGTCGATCGTCTGGTTTATGCTCCCGGTGATGCATATGATGCACTCTGTGACATGCTTGATAAGCGGGATGATCGTCATACGCCGCAGGATTTGATGGGTGGTGTGAGGGTACGGATCAATGAGAACGGCGTTCCGTTTATCAATGGGCATCCGATTGTTTATATTCCTTATCTGGACAACGATGAATATAATCCGATCTATGCCGTGGATTGGACGAAGTTGCGTACTGTGGCACAGGATGGTTACTGGATGAAGGAAAAGAGTCCTATGCAATCACCGACTCAGCACACAGTTTTTGTAGTTTACGTGGATGGTAGATGTTGTGTGCTTTGCCTAAATCGCCGTACCGCCGGTTTTGTATTGCATCTTGCCCACAGTTAAGAGTAATAATGGCTGAAATAACCAAAGTTTGTACGGTTTGTGGCAAAGAACTTCCCCTAGAAGCCTTTGCTTATTCGCGAACCAGTCGTGCTAAATATGATCGTCGTGGTGAATGTAAAAAATGTGCTAATGCAAAAGCACGAAAACGTCGAAAACGTAATCCGCAAAAATGGAACAGAGTTCGACGTGATTGTCATTTGCGTTGGTGTTTTGGTATAACACAGAAAGACTATGACAAAATGTTTGCACGACAAAATGGTAAATGTGCAATTTGTAAACAACCGGAGACGATTAAAAGAAAAGGAATATTAATTCGTCTCGCTGTAGATCACGACCATAAAACAGGAAAAGTTCGTGAATTGGTATGTGGTAAATGTAATAAAGCATTAGGTTTTTTGGATGAAGATGAAAATAGGTGTCGATTGATGATAGCCTATATTCGTAAACACAAAAACAAATAGAAGGAGTTAAAAATGGCAAAGGGTAAAGCAAGGACAAAATTGCTTAATCATTCGGCTGGTTTAGTCGGAGGTAATGCGGGTGGTTCAAGTTGGGGATTTATTTATCAGACATCAACTGTGAAGCATCCCGATTATAATATCGGTGATCGTGTCGCATTGCCCGATGGTCGTGAATTCGTATATGCGAAATCGGCTGCGGCCTGTCACACGAACAAAGCGTGTGAGTTTACGGCTACGGGCTATGTTTCTTACACGGCGTTCGCTACTAATCACGCTGTCGGTGATGCAGATGTTACAGTTCCGGCTGCGACTCATGCGGCACTGGCGGAGGACGAACTCCGAGGCGGCTATGTTATCATCTTCGATGGTGCGGCCACGAGTTATATTCAGTTTCGTGGTATCATCGGGAATGATGCGGCTGCGGCAAACGCGGCCTTTAACGTCTATCTTGATGGTCCACTGACCGATGCCGTAGCTTCAGGGACCGAGGCAATTGAGGTTTACCAGAACCCGTTCGCTGCATTGCAGGATGGCGGCACTACGACACTACCAATCGCCGGTCTCCCGGCGACGGAAGTATCTGCTGCCAATAAGTATTTCTGGGTTCAGGTGAAAGGTCTGTGCTGGTCCTCGCCGCAGGCGGGGGTCGGTGGGACGAACGGGCAATTTGGTGCGTTCTGGCGACATGATGGATCGATTGAAAAGGCCGATACTGCTCTGGCCACGACAGTACCCGCATTTTCCAGTTCCCAGTATGCAGGCTATTGCGTAGAAGGAAACGCCACAAATAATGGCCCCCTATTTATGTTGCAAGGTTAAAGGATAGAAACATGGAACTCACGAAAGAGCTACTTGAAAAGCGTATCAAAAATTTGGAAGCTCAAAAGGCACAGATGGTTGCAAATGTTAATGCTTGTGAAGGCGGCATTGTTACTATACGTGGACTTCTGAATGAGTTAAATCGTGAGGAATCCAACGAGAATAATGGGGATGAGCAATCAAGCCCATCCCCTTGAGGGAGAAAAATGCCGCTTACTAAAAAAGGTAAATCTATTCTCGCAACCATGAAGAAACATTATGGCAGAGTCCGGGGTAAACAAGTCTTTTATGCTTCCCAACAAAAGGGAGTAATTAAAGGCACTCACAAACAGAGGAAGAAATGAGTGAATCGGCTTTAACTTTTGATGATCTTGTAACTCATGTGGCATCTCAATTGGGAGTTGCTTATTACGGAGCAGCCGGGGATGAAGTAGCCCAAGCACCTGTAGATACGTATACATTACAGATGGTTAAGGATTATATCAACGGCGGTATCCGAATGTTTCTGAATGATGCCCCACCGGAAGGTTGGCGATTTCAACAGCCAACGGCATCGGTCGATTTATGGGCAACAATTACAACTGGGGTGATTACGGTAAGTGGTGACGGTGATATGACATTGACTTCCGCTTCGGCCGATTTTTATCCGTCAATGGTGGGCCATGCAATTGTAGCTGATACTTCAGGAACTTCGTATACTATTACAGCGTATACTAGTTCAACAGTTGTTACCGTAGATGCAGATGCATCAGCCGATGATGGTGATACTTTTACATTAACTGCCGATGGAAATTATACTTTACCAGCTACATTCGGCGGTGAATATCTTGGTCCAATCAGCTATGAGGCCGGAGCAAATCCCGGAGCTTCAATTCAATGGACCTCGGAGGGTATGATACGAAGATTACGAGAAAACGTAAGCTCGCAAACTGGATATCCGACATTGGCCGCTGTTCGGAAAATGGACGCAACAAACGTAGCTCGTCGATGGGAATTGACAGTATACCCAACACCCGGCGGGGACTACACAATTGAATTCCCATACGAGTTATATTTTACTGCTTTAACAGAAACTACAGATTTACATCCTGCTGGTGCTCATTACGATGAAGTCATCATAGCAGCTTGTGAAGCGTATGCCGAAATGAAGGGTGAGGATAAACTACAGGGACGAGTTCAATACTATCAACAGAAGGCCCTAGCGGGAGCCTATCGTCGAAATCGGCGAAGTGCACCACGAAGATTAGGGAATCTTTTAAAGCGACGATCAGGTTTAGACTGGCGGGATTCAGTATCTCGGCCCAATGTTACTA